CTGGGGTGACCAAAAATGGAGAACCAAAAGTGGAAAACCGTCTAGTAAAACAGGTGAGCGCTACCTTCCAGAAGCTGCTATCAAAAGTCTCAGCCCTGCTGAGTACGCTGCTACAACACGTGCGAAGCGTGCTGGCAAAAAAGCCGGGAAGCAATTCGTAGCCCAGCCAAAAAATATAGCAAAGAAAACAGCAGGATTTAGATAATGTCCACCTCCGGTTTGACCACTTTCAATTTAGACATGGGCGACCTCGTGGAGGAAGCCTTCGAGCGTTGCGGACAAGAACTACGTACTGGCTACGATTTCAGAACCGCTAGACGTTCTGTTAACTTGTTGACGATTGAGTGGGCTAATCGGGGCATTAACCTTTGGACGGTAGAGCAAGGGCAGTTTGTTATGAATACAGGCCAAGCCATCTACCCTATTCCAGTTGATACGATTGACCTGCTTGATACTGTTATTCGTCAGAATAATGGACAGCAGTCTAACCAGATTGATATAAATATTAGCCGTATTAGTGAAAGTACCTATATCACTATACCGAACAAAAACGCTACAGGCAGGCCGATTCAAGTTTTCGTTAACCGCCAAACAGGTAGCGTGGCTACTGTAGCTAACACTACACTTGCTACGGGATACCCCATATCCGCGACAGACACTACTATCACATTAACTAGCGTTGCTACATTGCCTACACAAGGCTTTATAAATATAACTACATCCAATGTTACCGAGACTATTGGGTACCAGAACATTGTGGGTAACCAGATTGTGAACGCTTGGCGTGGACAGAACAACACAACTGCAGCAAGCCATTCAGCGGGCGATAGTGTGTATGTAAACAACTTGCCTTGTGTTAATGTCTGGCCCACACCGAGTTCCCCCGGGGAGCAATACACCTTTGTTTACTACCGCATGCGCCGTATGCAAGATGCTGGCAGCGGTGTAACTACACAAGATATTCCGTTTCGTTTCATTACTTGCATGGTTGCAGGGTTGGCATACAACCTCAGTATGAAGCTGCCAAAAATAGACCCAACAAGGATTGGCATGTTAAAAGCCGATTACGAACAGCAATTTGACCTCGCCGCTCAGGAAGACAGGGAGAAAGCAGCAGATCGTTACGTGCCTCGTATGTCGTTCATGAGGTAAGAAATGCCTAGTAAGTACGCATCAGGTAAACATGCAATCGCCGAGTGTGATAGGTGCTCGCAGCGCTACATGCTTAAGGAGTTACGTACACAAATTGTTAAGACGAAACCCTTTAAGATCAAAGTTTGCCCAACTTGTTGGGACCCAGACCAACCACAGTTGTCTCTTGGTTTGTACCCTGTAAATGACCCACAAGCGGTTAGGGAACCAAGACCCGATACGAGTTATCAAGTGTCTGGAACAAGTGGATTGCATATTAATTTGACGGATACCACCAGTGAAAATGGTGCTGGATATCCAGAAGGCGGTAGCAGAATCTTTGAATGGGGGTGGAATCCAGTAGGTGGATCATCATTTTTTGATGCAGCGTTGACCCCGAATAACTTGGCATTAACGGTTAGTATTGGTACAGTAACGATTAGCGTAACTTAGGAGCTAAAAATGGCAAAAAACGACAGCAAAGAAGACATGAAAATGGACGTGAAGCAAGACAAGGCGATGATTAAAAAAGCCTTTAAACAACACGACATGCAAGAACACAAAGGCGGTAAAGGTACTACTTTGAAGTTAGCTAAAGGTGGCAAGACTAATGAAATGATGAAGCAATACGGACGTGGCATGGCTAAGGTCGTGAACCAACGTGGCGCTTCACGCGGAGGCTAATATGGCTAAATTCAGCATGAAACAAGGCGGCAAGGAAGTTGGTTCTGCCAGCGTCTATGCCCAACCACACACTATGAGTAGCGGCTCGGTGTCTAACCAAGTTCCAACTACTACTGGTGCTAACTGCATGACAGAGATGAACCCATCTGTTGGCGGTATTAGCAAAGGTAACTACAAGCCTATCAAGACCGACGGCATCAAAATCCGTGGTACTGGCGCAGCAACTAAAGGCGTGATGGCTAGAGGGCCAATGGGATGAACTACAGCCAGCTTGTAACTGCGATCTCCGATTACACGGAGAATACTTTTAACCTTGCGGATATGAATACGTTCATTACGCAGGCAGAGCAGCGCATTTACAACACGGTGCAGTTTCCATCGTTACGCAAAAACGTAACAGGTACTTTGACTTCCGCAAGCCCATATTTGTCAGCCCCAGACGACTATCTAGCTACCTACTCATTGGCAGTGATTGATGCAGATGGAGCCTACGAATACCTGCTTAACAAAGACGTAAACTTCATACGTCAGGCATACCCTAGCCCAACTGATGTAGGTGCTCCTAAGTACTACGGATTGTTTGGCCCAACTATTAGTGGGGGCGCAATCACTAACGAGTTGTCTTTCATTATTGGGCCGACTCCAAGTGCCGCGTATAGCGTAGAACTACACTATTACTACTATCCAGCAACCATTGTTCAAGGTGTGATTACCTTGGTGTCGCTTGTAACCCCGGGGGGTAGTCTGACGGCTGGAACTTATTACGACGTGCCGTTGACTGGTGGTTCTGGTAGCGGTGCGTTAGCCACTATTTTAGTGGCTGGTGGTTATGTATCGACTGTAACCATTACACAGGGTGGCTCATCCTATGTGGTTGGCGATACTATAAGCGCGTCTGTAACAAACATTGGCGGCACAGGCACTACTTTTACTGGTACGGTATATTCAGTTTCCAACAGCACAGGGCAGACTTGGCTAGGGGATAACTTTGATAGTGTCTTACTCTATGGCTCACTAGTTGAAGCGTACACGTACATGAAGGGCGAGCAAGACATGATGGCTCTCTATGATGGTAAGTACAAGGAAGCATTAGGTTTGGCTAAACGCCTTGGCGACGGTATGGAGCGTCAGGATGCGTATCGTTCTGGTCAATATAGACAGGCGGTGACCTGATGGCTTTCACAGGAAACTGGACATGCAATACGTTCAAGACGGGTTTGATGAATGGCTCGTTTAACTTTACGTCCGGCACTTACTACATAGCCTTGTATACAAATGCGGCTTCGTTGGATGCCAACACAACTGCGTATACAACTACGGGCGAAGTATCTGCTACAGGCTATACAGCGGGTGGAAACCTTTTAACCATATCGCAGGCCCCAACTACAGGCAACCAAACAGGTAGTGCCACGGCGTACATATCGTTCAGTAACGCCTCATGGTCTGGAGCCATCACCGCAAGGGGCGCTTTGATTTATAAAACCGGTGCTAACGGAGCAGTTTGTGTGTTAGATTTTGGCGCAGATAAGACTTCTACAGCCACATTTACCGTACAATTCCCAGCAGTCACTGATACATCTGCGATTATTCGTATTTCTTAAAAGGGAACGCATGACTTTCTTCTCCTCTGTTCTTTCTGACCCACCAGAAGTAAAAATCACTAACGATCGCCCGTTAGAAAAAGATTTATACAAGATGATGTGGAGTCGCCCAGAATACAGAGTTGTAGCCCCCGGAGAGCAGATTGCCCAAGAGTTTTTAGCACAAGCTAAGCCTCCAAAAGGCGCGTCAGTTATCGACCTTGGTTGCGGTACAGGACGCGGAGCATTGAATTTAGCGTTCTTTGGTGGCATGAATGTCACTATGGTTGACTTTGCTGATAACTGCTTAGATGAAGATATTGTTCCAATGCTTGAAACACAAAGCCACGCTATGCGTTTTGTGGAAGCAGATTTAAGCCAGCCATTACCAGTATCCGCCGCCTATGGGTTCTGCACAGATGTTATGGAGCATATCCGCCCACATCATGTAGACCGCGTACTAGATAACTGTTTAGCCGCTTGTCAGCACGTATTCTTCCAGATTGCTACAGAAGACGACATCATGGGTAAGTTGGTTGGGCATAAGCTGCATCTAACCGTACAACCCTATTCTTGGTGGCTGCAGAAGTTTAATGACCGCAAGTGCATCATTCATTGGTCTGAGGAGCGTGATGGCTACTGCTTGTTTTATGTAACAGCATGGGCTTCTGGTGCTGATATTGTAGATATTGGCGTCATCAACTTAGACGATGAAAAAGTTAAAGCGAATGTCAAACACAACATTTCTCTAGGTTTTCAACAAGTACAACCCTACCCAACAAATGATGTTGAAGTGATGATTGTGGGCGGTGGGCCTTCTCTTGCTG